TAAACATAAAATGACTATTGCACAAGCTAAAGAATATATTAACAATGGACTTGCTGTAAATAGAGAAGAAGTAATCAACAAACTTAAAGACTGTTACTAATGGCTTGTATAAATCCAAATGATCCAGCATACCAAGAAATCTTGGCTAGAGTAGGTAATCCTATTCTAGCTGAGATTGAATTTGATAAACAACAACAGATTAAGTCAGGTGTAGAGAAACTGTTTGAGTCTAATCCTGAATTAGCTAATCAAGTATATGATGCTTCAGGGTTTCAAGTTAATGCAATAGAATCAAATATAGAAAATGCAACAATAGGAATAACCTCACAACAAAAAGAACAAGCTATACAACAATACTCTCAATACTTAAACTCTATATTTCCAGATAGTAAAGTGAAGGATATTGTTTATCATACAACATTTAAAGAATTTAAAGGGGATAAATTTAATAAACCATCTGAAGAATCTTTAACTAAAGGGGCAGATGATGGTATTTATTTTAGTAAAAATCCAAATTATTACACTAGTGAAGGAAATAAAATTGCAAGTATTTTAGAGTTAAAAAACCCAATGAAATATAGTCATGGAGTTTTTATGAACGCTATAGATGCTTCTGGTTATAGACAAGTAGAAGGTTCTGATGGTTTTATTACATATTTAAAAGAATATGGAGCTGATATAAATGCTGTTAAACCTCAATTTCCAGATATTGACCCTAATGATTTTTCCAAAGAAGAATTGGAAGAAATAGAAAATAATTATGAAAAAGAATTAAATGCTTGGAAAGATTTAGTAAATAAAGAGGAATTAGTATTTGCAACAGTATTTGAACCAGAACAAATTCATATATTAGGAACTCAGAAAGACATGAATGACTTTAAAGATTTCCTAAATGATGAACAACCTCTATACCAATTATCTGATTCAAAAACAATAAGCTCTCAAGCTTCTCCTAAAACTATTGCTATTGTAAAAGACTTCCTAACACGTATTGGTGTTGATTTTGGATCAGTAAAAGAAATAGTTGTCAATGGTCAGAAGATAGATGCTAATGGTGTTGCTAGAATCACACAGGCATTAGTTCAAGTGTTGGAGGGTAAAGAAGCTACAGCACTTCCTGAAGAAGCTATGCACTTTGCTGTTGAGATTATTCAACAGACAAACCCTAAACTCTTCAATCAGTTATTAAAAGAGATAAACAGTTACTCTGTATATAACGAAGTGTTAGCAGAGTATAGCAAGAACAAATACTACCAAACAAAAGATGGTAAACCAGACATATTAAAACTAAAGAAAGAAGCTATAGGTAAAGTGTTAGCTGAAACAATAATCAATCAATCTGAAGGATTTACAGAAAGACCTGAGTTGTTAGCTAAAGTACAAACATGGTGGCAGAAAATTCTTGACATAATATCAAACCTATTTGCAAAAAGTGGATTTGATAGATTTGCTATGGACATCCTATCAGGAAAAGAGATAGGAACTGTCAATGATTTAGTGAAAACAAAGTCAGAAGAAATATATCTTCAACAAGATCCTCAGCAAAAAGTAATAGATGATTTAAAATCTACATCTGCTAAGATTGAAAAAAGAGATGAAGTTTATTACATAGATGACAAAAAGATTAACAGAAGGGTTACAGAACTTGTAGATGATTGGTATCGTAGAAGATATGGTGACAACAGTTTACTTAAGACTGAGTATCAACAAGCAGTGGATGATCTTAAAGCTGAGAAAGGAACAGCAGGGCACAATGACCTTGAACATGCTGCAAAATTATATCTTAATGAAGATGGCTCACTAAAAACTAAAGATGAGATGGATGCTGCAGAAATTGATGACGTATATCAATCTCTTATTGATCCTACTGACCAATCAATGTATCAGCTCCTTAGAACTAATATGAGACAACGATTGGAATCATTTCCATCAGGAACTAAGTTCTTACTTGAGCAAAAGATATATGATCCTAATAGAAGTATTGCAGGTACTGTCGATTTCTTAGCAATTACTCCTGAAGGTAAAGTGAGTATCCTTGACTGGAAGTTTATGAATCTAAATACAGATGCATACACTGATGTTCCTTGGTATAAAGTTTTAGCATGGCAGTTACAGATGAATCAGTACAAATTGATTCTTCAAAATGCCTATGGTGTAAAGTCACAAGACTTTCAACAAACAAGGATGATTCCTATTCAAGCAATCTACAGTGACCAGAATTCTAAAACAGGTGAGATACCAAAACTTCTTCGTATAAGAATAGGAGACGTAGATGTTAAAAACATTACAGATGACTTCTTACTTCCTGTAGCATTGAAAGATGAGAAAACAGGTAAGAGAAAGATAGATGAGTTGATAACAAAATTAAATGCTCTCTATGAAAACATTTCTGCTAAGTCAGTAACTGATGAAGAGAAGCTTGCTAAGAATGAGCAGTTGAACACTTTGTTTACAGCAATAAGACGTTTACAAATTCAACAAGATGTCACTCCATTGATCAGACAAGCTCAAGTTTTAATTGTATCTACTCAGTCCATAATTGATAAATACGAACAAAAGTATAAAGATAGAGATCCAAAAACTTTTACAAATCAAGAGATTAATGATTTTAGTGGAGAGGTACAAGATTCTCTTTCTGCTATAGATGTTTATACAAAACTTTATTCTAACTTAAAAGAAATCATACAAGACGATCCTGATTCTGCAGAATTATTAGAAGACCTTAGAAAGGTATCTGATAAAGCTATTGATTTTGAATCTGAACTTCAATACATTCTTAGGGAATTCACAGCAAATATCACAGCTAAAAAAGAAAATGTAAGTAACCTATTGTTACCTGAGAAGGTTATAAAAGGTATCACTAAACTATTCTCTACTACATCTAAACTTCAAACTAAAGCAATACAATTCATTTATAAAAAAGCCAATAAGGCATTTGGTTATTCTGCACAAGACACTCTTACAGAGAATAAAAAACTTATGGAGTTGAAGAAGAACTATGATGCATGGGCTAGATCAAAAGGACTATCTCTTAAGAATTATTTTAGCATGATTAAGAAAGCTGGTAGCAATGAGTTGATTGACCAATTTGATCCAGAATTCTATACACTTCTCAAAGATAAAACTAAGAACAAAGACTATGAGTGGGTTAGAGAGAACATAGATATTCCTGAATACAATGCGCATATTAGAGAAGAGCTTCAGAAAGAGATAGATAGACTTATAAATAAACCTAGAATTCTTACACAAGATGAGCAAGATGGTTTAGATCAATATCGTTCTTCAGGAAATGAGGTTACACTTCCTAGAGAAATACAATTAGAAATAAATACTGCTCGTGCATTATATAACACTTCTACAACAACTTCTCCAGGATGGTTATTAACTAAGCAATTGACTAAGTTTCCTAAAAAAGATAAGTGGACAACTTCTGAATGGACTGAATTAAATAAACCAGAGAATGCTCCTGCTAAAGCATTCTATGATTATATTATAGAGAAAAATACAGAGTATGCTGATTTAAATTACATTGGTAAAGGAGATGTGAACACCTTTCTTCCATTTGTAAGAAAAAGTCTTGCAGAGAAATTTATAATTGGAGGAGACATTAGACTTGGAGAACAATTCTTCAGAAGTATTTCTGTTGATGAAGGTGATATAGGATATGGTGAATTAGACAAACTAACTGGAAAACCTATCAACAAGATTCCTAAATACTTTACAAGAGAGTTAGATGGCGAAACTAGTGATGACCTTTTCAGAACTATGGCATTCTATAACGAGTCTGCTATTAGATACAAATACTTAAAAGAGATTGAGAATCAAATTAGCGCAGTGCTAGCTGTAGAAAGAAATAAACAATCTATTGCTACATCAGTATTTGGTAAATCTCGTATTGAGAATGGAGAGTTAATATACAATGATGAGAATAATGAAAACTCAAAACTTGCTGAAGCAATGATGAGAGCAATTATTTACAATCAACGTTATTTAGAAAGTGATACATTTGATCAGCTTCTTGGTAAACTTGGAAAATGGGGAGAAACATTTAATTCAAAAATGGGAGTTAAAATTTTTCCAGAAAATCTTTCTGAGAGACAGATGAGTATCAACAAGGTGATTGATCAATTAAATAATATATTCCAACTTACAACACTAGGATTGAACGTATTGTCTGCATCTTCCAACTTCTTTGGAGGTAATGCTCAGTCAATCATTAATGCTGGTATATACTTTACAAAAACAGATTACTTAGCTGCAGAAGGAATGATTTTTATGGATAAGTTTTCTAGCCAAGATCAAAAGAAAATGATTGGGGCTCTAGAATACTTTCTTCCTCTTACAGAAAACTACAACAGAGAGATTGCAAAAAGTCTATCCTTAAACAAACTTAGTCAAGAGAACATTCAGGACTTCTTAATGATCTTAATGAGAAAGACAGACCTTAATGTTCAGACAGCAAACTTCTATGCGTATTTAAAAAATTCAATTGTTGTAGATGGTAGAGTTGAGAATGCAAGAGAATACCTTAGAGCTCAACCAAAATATGCAGACAAATACAGTCTAACAGCAGAAGAAAGAAAAACATTAGAAGAAGATTTTGAGAAAGATGTTAAGAAACTTGTTGATGAACAAGGGGTATTAACTCTTGGTAAAGTAGAGAACGATGAATTTATTATTCCTGGTGTTGATAGAAAAGATGATTCTGTATTGGAATTAAGAAGAAAAGTACAACAGCTTAGTAAAGATGCTCTTGGTAACTTATCAGAAGATGATCTTAGAATGATTAACATGACTGTTTATGGAAAGTCTTTCATGATCTTCAAGAACTGGATTCCTAGACTTGCTGAGGTGAGACTTGGTAATCTTCAATATGATTCAGCTAGCGATGCGTATGAGTGGGGTAGAGTTAGAACTGTATTTAGTATTATGTCCAAAGACATATTAGGTAGTATTGGTAATCTACGTAACTCTTTAGTTGCAAATGAAAAAGGTGTTGAGTTCTTGAGAAAGTTATACGAAGAAAAAGCTCAACAACATAAACAAGAAACAGGTGAAGATTTGAATATGACTGAAGCTCAGTTTATAGATCTTGTAAGAAAGAATGTTAGAAACCAAATGTATGACGTTGTATTCTATATAACATTATTTATTCTTGTTGCAGGAATCAAAGGGCTTCCAGATGATGAAGAGGATCCAATAGTTAAGAATCAATACAAATTTATTGTAAAAGCTGCTGATAAATTCAAAGATGAGATTGCATACTTCTATGATCCAACAAGTATCTCTACCTTGTTTTCAAAAGGATTATTTCCTTCATTAGGGCTAGTGGATAACTTTACAAAACTTTTCAAAAACTTTATGATAGAGAACTGGGCACTTGCTACAGGGGATGAAGAAACAGTTAAGAAAAACCAAGTGATTAAATATTTAATGAAATCTTTTCCAATATCTAATCAAATGGTAGGATATTTGCCAATGTTTTATCCAGAGCTTGCAAAAGACATGGGAATCAAAATGCAGAAAAACTATGGTATACGATAGCTATATTATAGCATTTATTTTATATTAAAATGTAGAATAATACATATAAATTATTACATTTGCTTACTTCGAATTAATCGTTTTTATCAAGGGAGAGAGTGGAAAATTAGTTACAAACTATAACATCATTCTTAAATGAAAACATTTTTATTACAATTACTAGCAGCCTTACTTTTATTTTTTGCGCCAATTCAAGAGTTAGTTATGGTTGTAGGTTTAGCAATAATGCTGGACACATTCACAGGTATTTATAAATCAGTTAAATTACAGGGATGGAAGTCTATTCGTAGTAGAAAGTTGTCCAATATAATAAGCAAGATGGTTCTTTATGAGGTGTCAATCATCATCCTCTACCCAATCGATAAATTTTTATTGAACGAACTGTTGCTGAACATTGTTTCAGTTCAATTCTTTTCTACAAAAGTAGCATGTGTTCTTCTTATTCTAGTAGAGCTTACATCAATTAAAGAGAATATAGAAGCTGCTCTTAAGATTAATATCTGGCAGATTTTAAAAAGAACAATAAACAGAGCAAAAGAAATCTCCCATGATGTAGATGACATAGCCAACCCTAAATAATATATTATGGATAGTCTAGAAGGATTTATTCCAAAATTTTTAAAAGGAGGATGGATTGTTACGTTAATTGGTGCTGCAGGAATGATAGCAAGATTGGCTGTATCTGAAGAAGAGAATGCCATGAATACAATAATCAAGAACATATCTGCTGCAATGATTGCATCTAGCATCTCTTGGTTCATATTAGAACAGTTCGAAATTAATTCAATGATTAAAGCAGTGACATATGGACTTGTTGGATTAAACTCACCAGAACTATTAAAAGGTATAACAAAAATATCTGGTGCGTTCTCTGAAGATCCTGCAAAGTTTATAACCAATGCTAAGAAAGGTAAAG